TATTTCGTCGAAATTCGGACGAAATACGTGCTAAAAATGACACCTTCCAACGTGGTCTTGTTATCAGGAACACCGACATCCGGAAAGTACGAAAAGTTGTGGACACAACTTCACCTTCTTGGTTGGGAAATATCCAAGGATGCATACTTCCGGTCATATGTCGAAACGGAATGGATTGAAGATGGTTCGACCGGATTCAAACGTGAAGTGGTGGTCGGATACAAGAACACAGACCGATTACGTCGAAAACTTGCTGACCACGGTGCAATCTTCATGAAGACCGAAGAAGCCTTCGACCTTCCGGAACAGACCGAAATCAATCTGTATGTGAAGCCGACAAAGGAATACTTCGAATTCATGAAGGAATCCATTGTCACCACAAAGGACGGAATCGAACTTGTCGGTGATTGCATCCTGACGAAGATGTTGTATGCACGTCAGTTGTGCGGTCAGTACAACGAAGACAAGCTGCAAGCCTTCCAAGACCTGATTGAATCCACCGAAGAACGGATCATCGTGTTTTACAACTTTTATGAAGAATTGTATGCGATGTACACGGTCATCGGTGACAGACCAAGGTCAGTTGTGAACGGTCAGTTCAAAGACCTTCACGCATACGAAGATGAAGACAATTCCATCACGTTCGTACAGTATCAATCCGGTGCGATGGGTTTGAACCTTCAGAAAGCACACATCACAGTGTATTACACATTGCCGTTCGGCAAAGGAAGTTGTGCATTGTGGGAACAATCAAAGAAACGTACGCACCGTATCGGTCAGAACAACAATTGCCTTTATTACTACTTATTAGCACGGAAAACCATTGAAGAAAGAAACCTGGACAACCTACGAATAGGAAAGGAATACAATGATTACCTTTTTGAAGCGGATTTTGGACAGACTTGAAAATCCAAGAAGACACACAATCAAAGAAAACATCATCAGTGCATTGATTGGTATCGCAATCGGTCTTCCGATTTCAATATATGCCGTCAATCATCGTTCACCGGCAGCAGACCTTCGTCCGGATCCTGAAATATATCCGGTCGTGATTATAGGTGAAGACAACGTCGGAATCAATACGCAAGAAGTCGGAACAACGTCGGAATCGGTCGAAATGTTCATTCATACACAGAACATTGACAAGTGTTTTCGATATCTGACACCTGAAGAATACACGGTGTTGGCACATTGCGTTGAAGCTGAAGCCGGAAATCAGGACGTGTACGGAAGACAGTTGGTCGTTGATGTAGTTTTCAATCGTGTGGATTCAGACGAATTCCCTGACAACGTGATTGATGTCATATACCAGGAACATCAATTTGCGGTGGTCACAGATGGAAGAATCGACAAAGTCACACCATCTGAAGACACGTACAAGGCAATCGACCTTGAATGTGACCTTCAGACAAACACCGAAGTGATGTACTTCAGTGCGGAAGGTTATCTTCCATACGGTGAACCGTGGGAAAAGGTCGGTGATCACTATTTCTGCAACGGAAAGGAAGAACAATGAACGAAACAGGATTCAAAAAGAAAGTCGAACAGTTCTTGGAAGATGAAGGATTTTGGTACATCAAGTATTGGGGCGGTGGTGGATTCACCAAGTCAGGCATTCCGGACATTCTTGCGTGTATCCACGGACATTTCTTCGGAATCGAACTGAAAGTTCATCCGAACAAGCCGACAAAACTTCAGTTGCATCACATCAACAAGATTGAAGAAGCTGAAGGAATCGCAATTGTCTTGTATCCGGAAGACTTCGAAACATTCAAGAACTTATGTCGAAGATTACAACCAACGGTCAAGACGGAATCCAAAAGGTTTCCGATTGATATACAAAAACCATCCAACAAAGAAAGGAAGTAAGAGTATGCCAAAGAAAACAACACCTACACCAACAGACACCGGAACAGGAACAATCGTCGGTGCAACACCTGAAGAACTGAAACAGTTCGAAGCCGAAGAAGCTGGAAAAGGCAAGAAAGAAACCAAGGAAGAAAAGGTCGAAAAGTGGGATCCACAGACCGTCACAACCACACTGTCCAATGGAACGACAATCAAGTGTGTTGACGTGTTCCGTGATGCCTTACTTGACACCAAACGTGAAGGAATCAAAGACCTTCTTCAGTACATTCAGGAAATCGGATTCCTGGAAGCACCTTGCAGCGGTGGAAATCACTTGTGCAAGAAAGGTGGTCTTCTTGAACATTCCGTCAATGTGTTCCTGAATGCTGAAAGAATCGGTCTTGCCTTACTTGGTGAAAAGGCATATGAAGAAATCCGTGATTCCATCGCAATTGCAGCACTTCTTCATGACCTTGGAAAAGTCGGTGACTACGGCAAACAGATGTATGTTGACAACGTTCTGAAGTCCGGCAAGGTATCCGAAGCAAAACCGTTCAAACGCAATCCGGATTTATCTGCCGTACCACACGCAATCAGGTCGGTCAAACTTGCAACACTGTTCGTTGACCTTACTGAAGACGAAGAATGGGCAATCTTGTGTCATGACGGTCTGTACGACTACATGAAGTACGACTTGAAAGGCAAGGAAACACCACTTCAGATGATCATTCATTGGGCTGATATGTGGGCAAGCCACGTTCAGGAAGGCGGTTCAGATGATGGAAAGGTTGGTGAAGAATAATGTCAAACGGTGTCATCATCACGGCAATCATCTGTCTGACAATCGTTGCCGTGTCATTGATAAGTAAAGATAACAAGAAGAACAGAAAGGACGAAGACTAATGGCAAACAAAATTTTGATTATGGGTGAAAGTGGAACAGGAAAGTCCACTTCAATGCGAAACTTCGGATCCGATGAAATTGCAATCGTGAATCCGGTTGGAAAACCACTTCCGTTTCGTGGAAAGTTCGACACCTTGAACGGTGCGACGGAATCAAGAAAAATCACACAGTTCATGGACAAGGCTGTTGCAGATGGAAAGAAGGTCATCGTTGTTGATGATTTCCAATACATTCTGTCAGTTCCTTACATGAACCGAATCAAGGAAGCCGGTTGGGATAAATGGAACGACTTCGGTGACAACTACTTCACCATTTTGAACCACGTGAACGAAATGCCTGAAGACGTGAATGTGTACTTCCTTACACATACGGAAACACTTGAAAACGGCATCACGACAATCAAGCTGATTGGAAAGTTGCTTCGTGAAAAGATTACAATCGAAGGTCTTTTCACCATCGTTCTTCAGACACAGGTCAACGAAGGCAATTACTACTTCTTGACACAGAATTCCGGCAAGAACACCGTCAAGTCACCAATGGGAATGTTCCAGGATTATTCCATCGAAAATGACCTGAAGTTCGTGGATGATGTCATCCGCAATTACTACGGAATGGACGGTGCAAAGTCTGACGATGAAATCAAGGCTGAAACTGAAACCAAGGCTGGTGACGTGGAAAAGCCACGTGCAAGAAAAGGTCGTAATGCAAGACACGACGATGAAGTGCGTGAAAAGGCTGAAGAAGAAATGAAGCTGCATGAAGAAGCACTTGAAAACGTCGCAAACGGACGTGAAGAAGTACCGTTCGACGAAGTTGTTGCCGAAGAAGAAAGGCTGAAAGCCGAAAGACAGGCATCTGAACCGGAAAAAGAAGAAACACCGGTTGAAGATACAGATTCAGAAACACCAAGAGTACGCAAAAGACGTGTACGAACAGTTGATTGAAGAAAGGAAGGTACAAAATAATGGTGGATTTTGACAAGTTTGATGATCAGATTGACGTTGCAGAAGTCAACAAGAAGGTGAAGGAAGCAAAGGACAGTGGTTCTTTCGATGATGTTCCGAAGGGTTCATACACCTGTTCCGTTGAAAAAATGGAACTTGGTGCAACCAAGAAGGACGGAAGACCGATGTTCACACTTGCTTGCCGTATCAAGGAAGGCAAGATGAAGAAAAGAATGCTTTTCATGAACCGTGTTGTCTTCGGTACAAAGAACGATGCGAACATGATTCAATCCGTTCTTTCCATCCTTGAAAAGTTTGTTCCGGATGAACAGTTGTCTTTCAAGGGATATGCAAAGTTGAATGACACAATCCTTGACATCTTCGAAGATATCCAGGGGAAAGTCGAAGTTGATGTTGATTGGGATCCGGATGCATTCAATTCCATTTCCATCAAGGAAGTGTATGACATTTAACATACATTGCACCACAAAAATTTCAGACGTGTTCCGACTAATCATTTTTGATTAGTCGGATTCACGATGAAAGGAAAACAGATGATATTCTACGATTTCGAAGTATTCAAATACAATTGGTTGGTTGTCCTGGTTGATACGGATGCCAAAGAAGAAACCGTCATCGTCGATGATCGTGACAAGATGACAGATTTCTACAATGAACACAAATATGATATATGGGTGGGATACAATTCACGTCACTACGACCAATACATCCTGAAGACCATTCTTTGTGGTCTGAATCCGAAGGAATGCAACGATTACATCATCGTCAAAGGTGGTGAAGGTTGGCAATTTTCCAAACTTCTTCGTGATTTTCCATTGAACAATTATGATGTGATGCCGAATCCACCGGTCGGTCTGAAGACCTTGGAAGGTTTTCTTGGATCCAACATCAAAGAAACGGATGTTGACTTCAACATTGACCGGAAACTGACGGATTCCGAAATCGCACAAACAATCGAATACTGTCGGCACGACGTTGAACAGACAATTGAAGTCTTCCTGGAAAGGAAATCAGAATTCGAAGCACAATTCAACCTTGTGAAGTTGTTCGACCTTCCATTGAACATGATTGGATATACGGAAGCACGAATCACGGCACAAATACTTGGTTGTCAGAAAACTGACTTCAATGATGAATATGAATACTACTTTTTACCATGTATCGAACTGAAAAAGTACAAATATGTCATGGATTGGTTCGAAAATGCGGTAAAAGATAACACGAAGGAAATGAACGAACGATTCTTGAAGTCAAAAAGCAATCGTGACGATGCTTCGGATCCGTTTTGGTTCAAACTGTCCTTCTATAAAAGAAAGCTGGAAACGACCGTTGCCGGTATTCCACACACCTTCGGTTTTGGTGGTCTTCACGGTGCAACGGCAAAACCGATTCACACGAAAGGATTGATTCTTCACGTCGATGTCGGTTCATATTATCCTTCAATGCTGCTTGCGTGGGGATTGGTGACACGTGCAAGCACCAACGACAATTACAAGTTGGTGTATGACACACGAATGAAACTGAAGCATGAAGGCAAGAAGAAAGAACAAGCACCGTACAAGAAGTTGTTGAATGCCTTGTCAGGTGCGATGAAGGATGAAACGAATCCGGCATATGATCCACGAAACAACAACATCATGTGTATCAACGGTCAGTTGATGTTGCTTGACCTGATTGAACATCTTGAAGTCGTTCCAGGATTCCAATTGATTCAATCCAACACCGATGGTCTTATCATTCAGATTCCGGACACGGATGAAGCCTTTTATCAGGTCGATGACATCTGTTTCGATTGGGAAAAGCGGTGTTCGACAAAAATCTGTTCAATCCTTCTTGAACTTGACACCATTGCGGAAATCTATCAAAAGGACGTGAACAACTACTTGTGGATTGATGCAAACGGCAAAGTCGAAAGGAAGGGTGCATATGTCAAGCAGCTTTCACGGATTGACAATGACCTTCCGATTCTGAACACGGCACTTGTGAACTTCATGGTTGACCATGTTCCGGTCGAACGAACCATCAACAGTTGTGATGACGTGATTCAGTTCCAAAAGGTCGTGAAGCTGTCCGACAAATACAAGTGGGTTGAACACGAAAGATTGAACGGAAACAACGAAGAATACACATACAAGTCGTATCGTGTGTTTGCTTCCAAGGATCCAAACGACGGAAGGTTGCTGAAGTGTGGTGGAAGTCGTGGAAAGCCTGAAAAATTTGCGAACACACCTGACCATTGCTTCATCTTGAACGATTCGGTCAACGGATGCACTGTTCCGGACACACTTGACCGTAATTGGTATATAGAACTTGCAAAGAAACGATTGAAAGATTTCGGATTATAAGAAAGGAAGAATCATGGACATACTATTCAAAACACCAAACGGACATATGCAGATATATTGTGATTCGATGTTCCCTTGCGACGAACGAAGGTTCAGGAAAATCGTCAATCTGATGTTGTGGGATTACGAATCAAGGGATGACAACATCAAGAATCTTCGTCAGTTCTTCGAAGACGGCATCAAGACGAACGATGACCTGTCCATATCATACGTCAAGACCTATTTTGACAAACATCAGGAATGGTCAGACACCGAAAGGATCCTTTCTGACAGAAAGTATCCGAACGGTCTTCCGGTCAAAACAAACCTGGAAGTCAAGAACCTGAAGGAACGGTCAAAGTCATGTAAAGCATTGTGGCAATCGGCTGAAATCAATGCAAAACGGTGTAAACGTCTGAAGGAAAGGTATGAAAAACACTTACAGATGTTAGAAGGGATGATATAAGCATATGGGATACGAACTTTACAAAGGATATGTTGAAGTCAGGGATAAAAAGTGCATTGAAAAATTCAAAGGTCGCAACGACTTCAAAACACTGAATGAAGTGCAATCGTTGAACGAATATGCCGGAATCCTTGCAAAAAATACATTGTTTATCGACATTGATGACCGTGAACAGGCAGAAATCATGATGAAAATCGTCGAAGATATGAACATATGCTGCAAAGTCATCAACACCAGCCGTGGAAAACACTTCATCTTCAGGAACACCGAAATCAAGTCATGCAAGACACATACACCACTTGCAATCGGTCTGACGGCTGATATCAAGTGCGGTTTCAAGGATTCATACGAAGTATTGAAGGTGGACGGCAAAGAACGTGACGTGGTTTGGGATATCGAACCGGAAGCCGGTGAAGAATATCAGGAAGTTCCGAAGTGGATGTTTCCAATAAAACACAAGATGACATTCCTTGAAATGGAAGCCGGTCAAGGTCGCAACCAGGAATTGTTCAATTACATCCTGACATTGCAATCAAACGACTATACCGTGGAAGAATGTCGTGAATGCATCCGCATCATCAACAAATATGTCCTGAAGGATCCATTGGATGAACAGGAAATCGAAACAATCCTTCGTGATGATGCATTTCAGAAACCGATTTTCTTCAATAATGGCACATTTTTGTTCGATAAGTTCGCAAATTATATCAAAAACGTGGAACATATCGTCATAATCAACGGAAATCTGCATATTTATGAAGACGGTGCATACAAAAGCAATCCAAAACTGATTGAACGTGCGATGATCAAACACATTCCGAACCTTTCAGATGCAAAACGTCGTGAAGTATTCAAATATTTACTTCTTGCGTGTGAAGAAAAGGAACTTGCCGATGCAAGATACATTCCTTTCAGGAACGGTATTTTGGATGTGGTGACAAAGCAGCTTCAGGAAGCAACACCGGATATGATTGTGACGAACCGTATTCCGCACGATTACAATCCGGAAGCATATGACGAATTGATGGACAAGACCTTGAACAAGATTTCATGTGATGATGACACGGTTCGTGCATTGCTTGAAGAATGTGTCGGATACTGTCTGTACAGACGAAATGAAAGGAAGAAAGCCTTCATTCTGACCGGTAGTGGTAACAACGGAAAGTCCACATTCCTTGATTGTGTCAAGGCACTGTTGGGTGAAGATAACATTTCAGCACTTGACCTGAAGGAAATCGGTGACAGATTTAGCACTTCCATGATGTTCGGTAAATTGGCAAACATCGGTGATGACATTGGTGATGATTTCCTGATGGGTTCACAGGTGGCAATGTTCAAAAAGGTCGTTGCCGGAAACCGTATCAAGGCAGAAAGAAAAGGTCAGGATCCGTTCGAATTCAATCCATACACCAAGTTGTTGTTTTCTGCAAACGAAATCCCACGAATGAAGGACAAGACCGGTGCGGTATTGAACAGACTTATCATCATTCCGTTTTCGGCAAAGTTTTCGAAGGCTGACAAAGACTTTGATCCGGAAATCAAGTACAAATTGTGCGTGGAATCTGCAATTGAATACCTGATAAAGATTGGAATTGAAGGTCTTGAACGTGTCCTGGATGATGAACATGGATTCACCGGATCCAAACGTGTCGAAAAGCAGCTTGCAGAATACGAACGTGAAAACAATCCGATTTCCGGATTCCTTGAAGAAAACGACATCGACAGTATTGTCAACAATTCGACCAACGATGTGTATGCGATGTATCAGATTTTCTGCAACGAAGGAAATCACACACCACTTTCGAAAGTCGTGTTTAGTAGGCAGATAAATGAACGACTTGGAACGGAAGTTCAGGTCAAAAACATCAAAGGAAAATCCATCAGGGTTTTTGTTCAAAGAAGATTTTGACAAAAATTTTGATTTCCGGTTTTGGATGTTTGGAAGTGGTGGTTGGAAAAATTTGCGTGTTTGGTGTGAAGATTACACATAAAATTACACATGATTACACATAAAAAATTACACATCAAACACGCATAAATACTGAAAGATTACACATATTACACATGATTTCAACTTCTAAACATATAGGGTAAATTTCAACGTTGTACGACGATAAAAGAAAATTATATAGTAGTAAAGTAGTGTTTTATGTGTAATATGTGTAATCCTTCAGTAAAATCAAGGGTTTCATGTGTAATCCATGTGTAATGTCATGTGTAATTTTTGTAATTTTGACGGCTGAAACGTCGTATTTTCAAGGGTTTTCACGATTTTACAAGTGTAATTTCGATGTTTTTACAGAAAGGAAGGTTTCAAGGGGCAATGAATGAAGCAAAACAATATCTGAAACGAATCGAATATCTTGACAAGCTGATTCAGATCAAGGTTGACCAGGTCGGAACATTGAAACAACGTGCGGTATCGACCGAAGTCAAATTGTCGGCAGACCGTGTTCAGACTTCGATTTCCGGTGATAAGTTCGGCAATTGTATATGTTCTGCCGTTGACACGGAAGCAGAAATCGACGGTCTGATTGACGAATTGTGCGATATCAGGGAAGCTGCAAAGAACACGATTGCAGAAATGGACGATGCCACAGAAAAGGAAGTGTTGTATGACCGGTATTTTCTGTACAAGAACATGACACAGATATCTGTTGCAATCGGTCGTTCTGTACGGCAGACACAAAGAATCCACGGAAGTGCATTGTCTTCATTCGGTCTTTTAATGGGTTTTAGTATCGAAAATGCAACGGTTGACGTAATATAGTTTAGATTTCTTGACATTGTGTCATACCTGATGTATGATTATAGTACAAGGAAAATTATGTAAAGCACTGACGAAATATCGTTGGTGCTTTTTGTATGTATAGGATGGTGCGTTATGGCAAGAACACAAGGATCCGGAAAATTCCGCACACCAAAGTCCATGTGGGATGCCTGGTGTGAATATAAAGTCGATTGTGACGGTAGAACGAAGAAACAGACAACGTTTTCACAGAAAGAAGGTCGGCACATCACTGAAGAAGTACCAGCACCGGTTTCATATTCGTTCAAAGGTTTTTGTTTGTGGGTTGGAATGACGGAAGAAAATTTCTATCTCACATATCAAAAATCAAACAAAGATAGATTTAGTTCAGTTATCGCACGTATGAAGGAAGAATGCGAAATTGACACGAAAGAAAAGCTGGAATCCGGTCAGATTGAATCAAGATTGTCCGGATTGTTGCTTTCACGATATGGATATTCCACAACGGTTGAACAGAAAACAGATTTCACCAATATCGACAAACTGATTGAAGGCATTGACAGAATGGCGGATGCGTAATGGCTGCATTCAACCTTTCTGAAATGCAAAAAGAGTATTGGCGAAATTGTAACCATCGTTGGAATATCAAGACCGGTGCAACCGGTTCAGGAAAAACATATCTTGACTTTTATCTGATACCAAAACGGATCCGTGCTTGTAATGGATCCGGATTGATTGTGTTGCTTGGAAACACCAAGTCAACCTTACAAAGAAATATCATTGATCCGATGCGTGAAATCTTCGGTGATTATTACGTCGGCAACATCAATTCATCAACGAACACGGCAAAGTTGTTTGGTCGTTCGGTTTATTGTCTTGGTGCTGACAAGGTCAACCAGGTTTCAAAGATTCAGGGTGCAACGATTGAATATGCATACGGTGACGAAGTTACGACGTGGAACAAAGAAGTGTTCGAAATGTTGAAATCACGTCTTCGTTGTCCGAACAGTTTGTTTGATGGAACGTGCAATCCCGATTCACCGACACATTGGTTCAAGAAGTTTATTGATTCGGATGCGGATGTGTATCATCAGAAATACACGATTGATGACAATCCTTTCCTTCCACCTGACTTCGTCAGGGAACTGAAGAAGGAATATGCCGGAACTGTTTACTACGACAGGTACATTCGTGGTGAATGGACACGTGCTGAAGGGTTGTTGTTCCCACAGTTCGCAAGCAATCCGAAACGTTGGAACATCGAATACGAAGCTGCAAGGAATCTTCCCATCAATCAAGTGTTCATTGGTTTCGACGTTGGTGGAACAAAGTCACACAGTACGTTCGTTGCAACCGGAATCGTTGGAAATTTCCAACAGCAAGTACGACTTGCAGAATTCAAGGTTGTTCACGATAAAGGAACGGTTGATCCTGACAGATTGTATGAAGGATTCGACACGTTCATGCAGATGTTGAAACAGTATTATCCGGAATATCCGGTCACAAAGGTGTTCGTCGATAACGAAGCACAGGTGATTGAAAACGGTCTTCGGACATTCGTCAGACAACACGGATATTACTGTACGGTGGATGATTGCAAGAAAGTGAAGTTCATGGACAGAACACTTTCATACAACTTCATCCTGAACACAGACAAATTGATGATTGTGGAATCCATGTGTCCGACAATTGTCGAATCCCTGTCAACGATGATGTACAAGGACACCGACGAAGATGCGTTGTTGGATGATTACACAACAGACGTTGACACATACGATGCAGACTTTTATTCGTGGTCAAGGTACATGGAATTCTTTTATTCGAAGGCGGTGTATAAGTGATGGAAAATGCATCAACAAGTGGAAAATTGATAAAGTTCTTGAAGAATCTTGGATACGAATACAATGCCGAAGCAATGGCATACATTCAGGAATGCAACGATTGGTACACGAACCAGGCAACAGACTTCCACAAAAGAAAGACGTTGACCAACATTTCGTATGAACTTGATTCATTGAATTTCGCAAAACGTTGTTGTGGTGACGATGCAAACCTTTGTGAAGTCATAGAAATCAACGGTGGTGAAAACGAATCACAGTTCAATTTCATCAATGACATCCTGGAAGATAACAGGTTTGACGTTATGTATCGCAAGCAGCTTGAAAAGATGTCTGCCCTTGGTACGGTTGGTTGTTATGTTCTGATTCAGAACGGCAACCTGATGTCAGACGGAACAATCCAAGGTGGACGGATCCGCATCAATTATTGTGATGCAGATTGCATCATTCCGTTGACCATCGTCAATGACGAAATCACTGAATGTGCCTTCTTCGGAAGGAACTTCAAACACAGCAAGAAAGAACAGGTGCTTGTTGTGTTCACAAAGGAAAACGACAAATACAAGTGCGACACATACTACTTCAACAATAAAGGTGAAGCAACAGACGGATCCATTTCGGTGCAGCTTGGTGAAGTGAAGCCGTTTGCAATCATGCGTACGGCAGAATCCAACAACATCGACGGCATGGACGGATACGGATATCCGAAGTTGTATTCGGCAATCCCTGTTCTGAAGGTGCTTGACCTTGCATTCAACATTTTGTTTTCTGACTTGGACAAGGGTGAAAAAATCGTCCTGGTCAATGAAATGTTGTGTGAATTCGACAAAGACACCGGAAAACCGAAGTTGTCGAACGAACAAAAGAAGATGTTCATGTTGATGTCACAGAAATTGTCCGGTGATGCGGTCTTTGTGAAAGAAATCAATCCTGAAATCAGAATTGATGTCATCGACAATGTGTTTGAAACTTGTCTTTCCCTTCTTTCAATGTCGTTCGGATACGGCACAAAGAAGTACACATTCGAAAATCATCAGATTCAGACGGCAACACAGTATATCGGTGAACGTCAGGATGCAATGCAAGAACTGAACAAACAACGTTCTGAAGCTGAAGCATACATCACCGACATCTGCCGTGCAATCATGTGGTTTTCGAACACATTCCTGAAGACAAGTTGGAATGTGGATGAAGATATATGCGTTGAATTCGATGATTCATACATCGTTGACCGTCAGACCGAACTTGAAACACTTCGTGCGGATGCGATTTCATTCCCACAAGTGCCGGAATTCTTGATTCAGTACGTCATGAAACGTCTGAATTGCGAACGTGAAGAAGCAATGAAATATATCCAGGCTGACACGTACGAATCCGAAGATATCGACGATGTGGAAGATTAAAGGTGGTGTGAACGATGTCACTGAATCAGGATCAGATTGATATTCTTGCAGATAAATACATCATCAGTTTGTACAAGAACTTGGAACGTGATGTGATTGGTGACATTGTACGACGTGTGAAGAAGTGTGAACGATGGACGGAAACAGCCGAAATCGAAGCCAAACACCTTCGTGAACTTGGTTATTCACCGAAAGAAATTCAAGCGAAAGTCCTTCAGATGCTTCGTGCCGACAAGGAATTTCAGGATTTCATCGCACAAAACACGTTGGAACACAAGAAATATGTGATGGATTGCATCAGACAGACCGAACGTGATGCGAAAAAGGCTGGTGACAAGATGGTTGCCGAAGCCGGAAATATGTCATTCAACGATGACCTTTCCATGTGGGAAGAAGCCGGAAAAGACCTTTCGAAGCCGAACAACATGACACAGATGGTCAATGCATTCCAAAAACAGACGAATCAGGAACTTCGAAACCTGACACGGACGATGGGATTCAAAGGAACGACGTTGGAAAATGTATCGACGGCATTCCAAAAGGAACTTGACCAATGTGTTGTCAAGGTTGCTTCCGGATCCTTTTCATTCGATGCAGCCTTGAAAGATTGCATCAGAACATTGTCGAAAAGTGGTCTTCGAACAATCGACTATGCTTCCGGAAGGACATATCAGATTGACACGGCATCAAGAATGTGTGTCAGGACGTGCATTTCACAGTTGTCCGGTCGAATCACGGAAGCAAACATCGAATCAACCGGTGTTGACCTGGTAATTACGTCACAACACATCGGTGCAAGACCTGAACATGAAGTTTGGGAAAATCAAGTGTTCGCATACAAGGGAAAATCCAAGAAATATCCGGATTTTGTCGAATCAACCGGTTATGGAACAGTGACCGGATTGAAGGGTGCGAACTGTACACATGAATTTTATCCATATTGGGAAGGCATTTCAGTGATTCCGGACAAGAAAGTCGAACCGGATCCGGTCGAAGTAGATGGAAAAACATACACCTACTACGAAGCAACACAGGAACAACGTCGAATGGAACGTTCAATCCGTGCCGACAAACGTGAACGTGATGCCCTGAACAGTATTGGTGAAGATTCTTCGGAAGTAAGGAACAGAATATCAAAGAAAATCAATGATTATCACCGATTTTCACAAGAAATTGGCATTCGTGCCAAAGATAATCGGTTGTAATACATTTCGCACGGTGGTGAAGTCCGGTATCACGTCCAACACATTCGTTGGAAGGTCAAAGGTTCGAATCCTTTCCGTGCAATTCGGCAATTGTGCCGTGATTCCCTACGGTGGAAAGCACCGTCAAATAAACTTTTTGGAAGAAAGGAAGTAAAAGAACATGAAGAACATTGAAACAATCTTGTCAGAAGTCGAAGGAATCGAACTTACTGACGAACAGAAGAAGTCAATCGTGGATGCTGTCAATGAAAATTACAAGACCGTCAATGATTGGCAGAAACAGGTGGACAAGGTCAACAACCTTACCCAACAGTTAACCACCACGAAAGACGAACTGAAGAAGTTCGATGGTGTCGATGCGGATGACCTGAAGAATCAGATTGCAGACCTTCAGAAGAAGTTGAAGGATGCAGACGATGAACTTCAGACCAAACTTGCCGACAGGGATTTCAATGATCTTGTGAAAGATGCGATTCAGAAAGCAAACGGAAAGAATGCGAAAGCAATCACAGCACTTCTTGACCTTGACACACTGAAGAAGTCCAAGAATCAGGCAGCCGACGTTGCAGATGCAATCAAGAAACTTTCTGAAGCTGAAGATTCATCCATGCTTTTTGGTGAATCAGTTGTAAAAGGCGGTGTGGATACGGCTGGATCCGTGTCGAAGCCTTCAGGCGGTTTATCTGCCGTTGAACAGGCTTTCTACGACAAGAATCCTGACCTTCGTCCAACAGAGTAAAAACAAATTTTGAAAGGTAGGTAAAATATTATGGCACATGATCTTCAGGAAAGATATGCAAAGATGGTTCTTGCGAAGATTCGCAAAGAGTTAGTATTAAAGGACGGTGTTGTCTTCAACAACGATTACGAAGGTGATCCAAAAGCCGGTGCGGTAAAGATTCCTTCACGTGATTCCGAAGTTACCGTTTCCGATTATGACAAGGCAAACGGAATCAGTGCATCTGCTGGTTCTACTTCTTACATCACAATGAACATCGACAAGGACAAGGCTGTCAATGAAGTAATCGACGGTTACGATGCACAGGCTGTTCCGGACAATCTTGTTGCAGACAGACTTGATTCTGCCGGATATAGTCTTGCAAAGGCTGAAGATACTGACGGTGGAAACGTTCTTGTTGCTGCTGCAACAAAGGTTTCTGAAGCAACACTTACAAAGGACAACATCTACGGTGTGATCGTTGACCTTCGTACAAAGATGTCAAAGGCAAACATCCCTAACGATGGCAAGAGATATCTTCTTGTTACACCTGACACACTTGCACTTATCCTTAAAGCACCTGAATTCATCAAGGCATCTGACCTTGGTGATGCTGTTGTTCAGACCGGTGCGGTTGGCAAGATTGCCGGATTCCTTGTAATTGAGTGGAACGACGAAACAGCAAACCTTGCAATGGTTGGTGGACATCCTAAATTTGCGACACGTGTTCGTGAATTCAGTGTTCCTGTTCATGTTCAGGATCTTTCCGGTTCAGGTAAGTACATCGGTGCATCTGCCGTTCAGGGACGTGAAGTGTATGGTCACAAGGTAACAAGAAGCGTTGCAATCAACGCTGTCTTCGTACCTGGTGCATTAACACTTGCAGCAGCACAGGCAGCTACAAGCGGAAAGACCGTTATCACCGTTACTGAAACAGCAACATCCGCTTTCAAGTATGTGAAGAATCCTTCCACACTTGCAAAGTACGGTGAAACTTACGACGGAACAAGCCTTACATCCGGCACAACACAGATTGCCGTTGCAGAAAACGACATCATCGAAGTTGCAGACCTTGATTCAAACGGCAAGGTTGTCAACGTTGGATACCACGTTGTTGCAGCATCCGAAATCAAGTAATTCATTCTGACGAAAGGAAGGGAATTGGAACATGAACAATATCGTCAATTGGGAATATTACAGTTCCCTTCATAATGTCGTTTCGGAAAATGATTTTTCCAAGGCTGAACAATTAGCAGAAAAAGAAGTCGCACTTGTCATCGGCTTTCCAAGATGGGAAGCCGTTGACGATACGGCTTTTTATTTTACACAGTTGAAGGATTGCATCTGCAACGTGATTGATAAAATGGCAAGCACGAAGGCAAGTGGTGTTGGAAAGGGTGTTGCATCCGTATCCAACGACGGTTATTCCGAATCATACGTGGTTCAGACCGAATCACAGGCACGTGCGGAACTGTCAGTTTGTATTGCAGATTGGTTATCAATGACCGGTTTGGTTGGGGGTTATCCACTATGATGAACACAGACACAGTGACAATCTATAAAAAATCGAAGACCGAAGACACATGGTCAAAGACGGTTGTTCACGGTGTTCAGTGGTCTGACCATGTTGATAAAACGACTACAACCGGACGTGTGTCACGGAAACCGTATGCATCAATCACATTCTTCATCGGATCCGACGAATATGGTCTGAATGATTTCGGTGAAGAAGACATCATCGTTTATGGTGAATGTGAAGCGGTCATTTCGACCGTAAAAGGAAGCAGACCTTCAGACGTGGTTGAAGCAAACGTGAAGTCCGGATTCATCACGTCCGTGAACGATAATACGAACCGTGACCATCTGAAGAACATGAAGGTGGTGGTGTCACGTGGCTAATGGATTCACATTGAAAAGCATTAAGTTTGACGGTGAACTTGCAATCAAAAACCGTGGTTTGATGCCTGGTGACAAGGTTCAACAGTTCATTGATTCTGAAGTTCTTCGGTTATGTGATCCGAAGATACCGAAAGACCAAAACACACTGATTGAATCAGGTCACATCAACACACGCATCGGATCCGGTGAAGTCATATGGTCAACACCATATGCACGACGTTGGTATTATATGCCGGCAAACTTCCAGCAAGCACCGGAACGTGGCAATTATTGGTTCGAACGTATGAAGGAACAGTACAAAGACACCATCTTGGATGGTGCAAAGAAGATATGTGGGGCAATCTGATATGACAATTTCCAAGTACATCAGTGATTTCATCGAAGAAGTCACCGACATCAAAATTGATACGAATCATGTTCAGGATGGTTCGGACAAATATGGTCTGTTCAAGTCACCTGGTAGAACAATTCGTGATTTCAACGACGGAAGTTATGAAATCACGGAAAATTATCAGTTTGTGTGCAAACAGAACAGTGCATCCGAATACGACAGAACGGATTCCGACGAATTTTTGGAAAATCTGACGTATGCGGTTGATGATTTTCCGTATGAAAACGATTATCCGGCATTGGACGGTGGTCGAAAGGTGAAAATGATATCCCTGACCGGATGTCCGTATCCGATGGAAGCTGACGGAAAGGAAACATTGTATCAGATGTCACTTGCAATTACTTATTTAAGAGAAAGGACGGATTAAAAGTATGTTTAAGAAAGATAAATGGCTTTTATACCTGGACACAACACCTTCAGGAACTACAAGAACATGGGCAAGGATTGGAAAATCAACACTTCATTCCCTTGCGATGAATGCTGAAACAGAAACTTTCGATTACATTGAAGACGAAATTCCGACTTCGGTCATCAGTAGATATCAGCCTTCAATGGATCAGGAAATCCACACATACGAAGATGATCCTTGCTACACCTTCATTGAAGGTATGGCACAGAATCTTCCGGTTGGTGATGATGCGTTCACAAACTTCCTTTACATCTTCCCACGTAACGTCGGTACAAGCGAAGCACCGAAGTTCAATGCGTGGTTGTGTGAAGCAACAATCACAATCAGTTCCATCGAAGCGGTTGACCACAAGATTTCCTTCAACATTGCAATCAATTCGAAGGAAATGGTTGAAGTTACCGTTTCAAACGGTGTACCTACAATCGTTACAACCTAACGAAAGGACAATATTTTTATGATTTACACAATCATCCACAACAGGAAGTCATATGACCTTCCGAAGAAAACAATTGCAATCATGGACGAAATTGATGAAGGTTTGAAGATTGATTCGTCAGGTCTTTCACTTCGTGACAAATTTGACCGTCTTCGAAACATCATCGTTGGGATCCTTGGTGAAGACAATGCGGTTGAAATCCTTGGTTCGAATAACCTGGATGAAATGGATTTATCGGACGTGACAATCACCTTCAAAAAGATTGTCGATGCGTACGACAAACCGGTTCAGGATTATGACAACGGAAAGACACGTGACAGATTGTCACAGATACCATTCGATAAAATCGCAACATTGTCCAAGGTGACGGCTGAAATGCCAAAAGAATGATTGATTTAACGAACAAAGGCTTGCCGAACGTCATCACGATTGACGGCAAGCCTTTTTCTATTTTTACAGACTTTCGTGTTTGGATGAAATTCGAAATTTCCGTTGTCCATTCCAAACTTGAAGGTGGTTCACAAGTAGAAATCGGATATCTGTTCAAGAACGAACGTCCGACTTTCTGCAATATTGAAGATTTATTCGTATTTTCAAGACCGAAAAACGTCCTTCCACGTGATTTCGGTCACGGATCCGACGTGATTGCGTTGGATTACGAAATTGATTCTGACTTGATTTATGCTGCATTCCTTGGTCAGTACGGCATTGACTTGGTGGATATCGACGAATTGCATTGGCACAAGTTCCTTGCACTTCTTCGTGGTCTGAATGATTCCACACTTCTTCATCAGGTGATGCAATACAGATGTTATGAAAAGACCACACGAAAAGACGTGGATCCATATGAAAGACTTCGTTCGATGTGGGAAATCGAATACATCACGAAGGCTGAACAGGACGAAATTGACGAAGTGAATGCGATGTTCAAATAACGAAGAAAGGTGGTGGTTCAAGTGGCTGACGGAACATTGATTTTTGATACCAAACTTGATTCATCCGGTGTTGAAAGTGGTGTGTCTGCCCTTGGTGGCAAACTGTCCGGTGTGATGGGAACGGCACTGAAAGGAACAGGTGTTGCGATTGGTGCTGCCGTTGCTGGTGTTTCTGCCCTGACCAAGTCTTCCTTGGATGCATATGCCGATTTTGAACAGTTGACCGGTGGTGTTGAAACACTTTTCAAGACATCGGCAGACAAAGTCATGGAATATGCTGATGAAGCATACAAAAGTGCTGGATTATCGGCAAACGAATACATGGAAACCGTGACAAGTTTTTCGGCATCACTTCTTCAGGGTTTAGGCGGTGACACAGACCTTGCAGCCGATGTCGCAAACCAGGCAATCATTGATATGTCCGACAATGCGAACAAGATGGGTTCGGATATGTCAGCAATTCAGAATGCATATCAGGGTTTTGCAAAGCAGAACTTCACCATGTTGGACAACCTGAAATTAGGTTACGGTGGCACGAAGGAAGAAATGCAACGTCTGTTGGACGATGCAGAAAAACTTCAGAAAGAAAAGTTCGGTGTTGATGTCGAATACGATATGAACAATTTTGCCGATGTCATTCAGGCAATCCACACAGTTCAGGAAGAAATGGACATTGCCGGAACAACATCAAAGGAAGCTGCAACCACAATCCAAGGTTCACTTGGAATGATGAAAGGTGCGTGGCAAAACCTTGTGACCGGTCTTGGTGATGAAAATGCCGACTTGGATGCATTGATTGATAATTTCATCGAATCTGTCATCACAGTTGGTGAAAACATCATGCCTGAAGTGGAAAAGATACTGACAGGAATCGGTGAAATGGTGACAACGATGCTTCCTGAAGTCATCAACATGATTCCTGACCTTATCAATTCGGTATTACCTGGAATCATTGAAAGTGCATCGAACCTTGTCACTACGTTGTGTACGGCAATCATTGACAATGCACCGACGTTGATTGATAGTGCATTACAGTTGGTTTTGACCTTGACAGATGCACTTCTTCAGAATCTTCCGATGCTGATTGAATGTGGTCTTCAGGCAATCGTTCAACTTGCACTTGGTATCGCACAAGCACTTCCGACATTGATTCCAACAATCGTCGAAGTGGTGCTTTCAATCGTGGAATATCTGATTGACAACGTTGATTTACTAATTGATGCTGCAATCGCATTGATCACCGGTCTTGCCGAAGGTCTTATCAATGCACTTCCGGTTCTTATCGAAAAAGCACCGGTAATCATTGAAAAGTTGGTGGTTGCCTTGGTAACAAACGCACCAAAACTGTTGGAAGCTGCCGTGAAAGTGATTGAAACACTTGCAACCGGATTGATCACAAACGTTCCGAAGTTGCTTGCCAAGATTCCACAGATTATGACAAGTCTGAAGAACGGATTCTTGAATCTTTGTTCAGGTTTTGCGGATGTCGGCAAGAATATCATCGACGGATTGTGGAACGGTATTCAAAGTGGTTGGAATTGGTTGACAGACAAGGTTTCAAACCTTGCAAAAGGTCTTCTTGATGCTGCAAAATCAGCACTTGGAATTGCATCACCTTCGAAGGAATTCCGAAAGATTGGTGAATTTTGCGTTGCTGGTTTCAACGATGGTATTGATGACCTGATGGATGGAAACAAACTTGCATCGAACATCAATGCAAGTCTTGGAACGATTCAGGCAAACGTGTCCGGTGGACAGATAAACGGTGTTGGTGGTGGATATACGCAAGTCATCAACGTAAACCGTGAAATCAGCACACCTGACGAACTTGCACGTGCCGTCCGTCTTGAAAGTCGATACGGATTGATGAAAGGGGTTGCGTTCGGATAATGGAAAATATAGTAAAAGTACGATTCGTGCGTTCCGATGACCGTGAATGGTCGATTGACGGTTCAAATTGGGGTATCCCTTCCAACGGTCTTGAAGGATTCGGTGCGTTCGATAATTCAATATCAATTGTTGACAATGCAATCGGTGACGGTGGCATTGTCACAAGTCACCGTGTGTCACAGAAAGACCGTACAATCACGGCAATATCGAAGAATGTCAACCTGATGGAAATCCTTCGTGATGAAGTCACGGCATTTTTCAATCCGAAGATGACATACAGGGTGTACTTGACATACATGGGAAGAACCAGGTGGGCAGAAGGAAGAATCGAAAAATTCAACCTTTCGACCGGCAACATTCACAGACGAATGAAGTTGACAATCACCGTTCTGTTTGCGGATCCATACTTGAAGTCATTCGAAGACTTCGGAAAAGATATCGCATCGGTTTCCGGTGGTGCTGGATTCCCTTATTTATGCAGACAGAATGTCGGACAACCGACAGGAATCTTCAATTTCTCACAGATTGTCAACCTTTCAAACGACGGTGATGTGGAAGCATATTGCAAAGTCGTTATGACGGCAAACGGTGAAGTTGAAAATCCGAAGATCATTATCAACAACCATTATGTCCGTGTCATTGACACGATGGTTGAAGATGATGTCATCATAATGGATTTTGCAGCGAATCCACCGACAGTGAAGAAGAACGGTGTCAATTGCATCGGAAAGTGTGACAGAACATCTGAATTCGATGAAATGGGATTGGTCATCGGTGATTCCACATTGTCATACACGGCAGACAATGGTTCAAACAATCTGTCCGTGTCAATCTATTACAACAAATTGTATGCTGCAATGTAAAGGACGGTGATGTCTTATGGGTTCATTTAACGTAATTGCACTTGATGAAGACTTCGAAATCCTTGCATTGCTTCGATACACAAATATTCAGTGGTCAAGGAAGTATTTTGAGTGTGGAACGTTTTCGGTTCAGATACCACTTGAACAGTACGATTCACGAATCAAATACATATACACGAAAGACCGTCCGGAAATGGGAAAGGTCACACAGATAAATTATGTAAACAACCAACAGTACAAATACGTTGCGTTGTCCGGATACTTCCTTGAAAACGAACTGAACAGGATGGTCGTATATCCAAAACAGAACAACGGCAACATCACTTCGGATCCTGGATGGGTTGAAGGAATCGACAAGGCTGAAGACCTTGCGTTCACCTTCTTCAATGCATTCAAGTCCATCACATTCACACAGAACGGTTCATCCGTGACGTTTGATTGTGGTGTGGATGCCGGAACAAGTCAAGGACGTGGAAACACATCAGACCATCTTCGTGAAGGTGAATATCTTGGTGATCAGATATACAAGATTTTGAAGAATTCAGGTCTTTCATATCGTGTTGATTATGATTTCGACACGTCAAAGAAGACCTTCGAAGTTTGGGAAGGAAAAAACCGTACTGAAGAACAGACCGTGAACAATCCGGTCACATTTTCAACCAGGTACGGCAACATCCGTGAACCGGATGTGTTGATTGACAATACGTCATGGAAGACCGGTTGTATCGGTTGTAATTCGGTATCAAACAACGGTTCAACAACCAATTACAACCATGTGATCATCAATCCCACGGATGAAGCAAACATGAATTCCTTCTTGTTTTTGAAGTCGGCTGTCAGATTAGAAGATTATCCATCAACATCGGCATTTTATGATGCGATGGATGCTGAAAGCCTGAAAGAACTTGAAGGGTTTGTACAAACAATCAACGTCACCTTCGATTCAATGGAAGGTTCGTATGAATACATGACAGATTTCGACCTTGGTGATGTCTGCAACTTGGAAATCACCGAAATCAACATTTCTGCCGAAGCACGTTTGATTGGTTGTTATGAAGTAGTAAAGGACGGTGTTTGGACGATGACGATGGAATTCGGAACACCGATTCTGAAGAAAAGGTAAAAGAAAGGAAGGTTGAATGAAATGATTGGATATCCCTTGGATTCACACGTCACGTTCAATGATGGAATTCCACAGTACGACCGTGCAATCACATCCGCACCACTTCGAAAGCTGATAAAATCACTGTTCACGGACGGTGTTTTGCTTGCAGACCAAACGAAGTTGCGTGTTCAATGGGTTGGTGATACACGTGTTTCCGGAACGGTTGAAGGTGACACCGAAACGTACAATTGTGTCGTTTCTGCCGGATTCGGCATCACAGACGGTTGTCTGAAATTACTTGAAAATTGGTACGGCTTGCACGTTGACACGGCTGCTGCCGTCAATCCACGTATCGACACCGTTGTTCTTCGTCTTGATGACAACGATGCGGTTCGTGTGTGCGACTTTTTCATACACAAAGGAACACCGGCATCAACACCGGTTCGTCCTGACCTGACACGTGCCGGTGGTATTTATGAAATCGGTTTGGCTGACATTTATGTTCCAGCCGTTCCAAGTGCCGACAATCCACCGGTTGTCACTGACACAAGACTTGACACAACACGTTGTGGAATCATCACTTCCATATCTGAAGTTGATACAACGGCAATATGGGAAGATTTCAACACACTGTTCAATCAGGTCGAAGAAAGGTCAGATGAAACATATCAGGCATGGGTTGAAGAATATCAGAACTACTATCAGACATTACGTGCGACACAAGTTGCAGAATTCGAAGCACTTGCAGACGAACTTGAAGGAATCATTGATGCGGAAGCAGCCGGACACCTTCAGTTAGAAATTGACGAATGCCTGGAAGACATTGAAAGAAATTACTTCGGAATCCACGCATCCACAACCGTTTTTGTTGATGATAACCACATCACCGAAACAATCGGATCCGGATACAAACGGTACACTGAATTTTCGGCAGATGGAAACACCATCACCGAAACCATTTACACGGTTGATGAACATCAGACCGAAACGTTGAAGTACACCAAGGTGACCACATTCAGTTCAGACGGTTCGACCATCACTGAAACTGTTTACGATGCCGTTGGTGAAGTGATAACAGATTAAAGAAAGGTGGTTCAAAATGAACGAAAGTGCGGTTTACAAAAAGTTAAAAGACGAACTGAACAAAGTTCCGAAAATCAAAGTGATCATCACCACGGAAGATTTTGCCGGTGATGACGTGACATTGTCACTGAATGGTGCGGTGTATGTAAAACAGGGAACGTTCGATTCCAACGGAAAAGTTGAATTCTACGTTGAACACGTTGGTGCGTACACCATCACTTGTGGTGAAAAGACCAAGTCGGTCGATGTTGCCGAAGTTGGTGGAATCTATCAGGCAGAAATCAACGATTCCATTATTTATGGATTCCACATCGACGGAACAGAATCTTCACCTTCCGGAAACATCACATACCTGGAAGCAGCCGTTGGAATGACACCGGCAAGTATGAATTTTTCAACCGGTGTGTTCAATTATGGTGATTGGGCAGATGCGTTCTTCATGCCACGTCCTTGTATGCTGAAGAACGACGGAACTGTTGACTATTATCTGAATCCTAACGACTACACCAAGAAAGCCGATGGAACGGCATCTGATGTTGCCAATACTTCATATGCTGGTAATGCAATGATGGAATGGGGCAAGGATAACACCGTGATATGGTACAAGATTGTTCCGGACGGAAACAACGGTGCAGACGTGTACATTTCCGATGCACAACAGGATGAAGACTACCACGCATATTCATTCATCGGTGTTGATGGAAACCTGAAGGAACACTTCTATACACCTATATACAACGGATGTGTGGTTTCTTCCAAGTTGCGTTCGATTTCCGGTCAATCCATCATGAACAACGTTGCCGGTGGAACTGAAATTTCATATGCAACAGCAAACGGAACAGGATACTACATCGAAACGTTTGCAGACAGAATCCTGATAAATCTGTTGTTGATGCTCATTGGTAAGAGTACCAACACACAGGCAACATTCGGTAATGGTCACTATACCGGTGGAAGTCAGGCATCACATCTGTTGAAATCCGGTACGATGAACGACAAAGGTCTGTTCTACGGTACAAACGGAACAGGTGTTGGTGTGAAGGTCTTCGGTATGGAAAACTATTGGGGCAATCAGTGGCGAAGAACGGCTGGTCTTCTCAATATGTCAGGTACACAGAAATACAAGCTGACAGCACCATACAACGACAGTGGTTCAGGATACAACACCGTATCCGGTGGAACACCTGACGGAACATCCGGTGGATATGTCAACAAGATGATATATACATCAGATGGTGCGATGACCACAAAGACGGCATCAGGATCCGATTCGACATTCTATGCAGACGGAATGTGGTTCAACAATTCACAGACCGATTATGCGTTGTTTGGCGGTGCTTGCTCCTACGGGCTGCATTGCGGTGCGTTTGCGTGTCTTCTGGACAGCACTCTTTCGTTTGCTTCTTGGGCCCGTGGCGCTGCCCTTTCTTATCATGGATAAGGTCGAAAAGGCATAAAATAAGTAATTCGGACGGCAACCGTGATGATTGCCGTCCTTTTTATAGGGTTTTGTATTGCGACA